TTAAAAAAATTAGGTGTGCCAGAATGGTATTGGAAAAACGCTTTGGTTTTTTTAAGGAGGTGATAATGATGGGAAGTAAAATAGAAATCAATGTTTTTGGTCGGAGGAAAAAGGGGCCTTTACATTCACCGAGGATATTGGTGAATAAGTCAACAGGTATTGCATTCTTTATGTTTCCGGGGAAAGATACTGATGATTACTTAGAGAAGTATAAGATTAGGTATCGTTCAGGTTCCTTTGAAAAGTTTGTAAAAAAGAATGTGTTGGTTTTAGAAAAGAGAAATGCAAGAGCAGTAGAGTTAGTATAGTATGCTAAATTATAAAAGGAGGTTTGACAATGGCAGGAGATAATAAAAGAGCAGAAACTGTTAATAAGGTAATGGCTGCAAAAGCTCTTTACACAAATAGAAAGGTTAGGGCATCAATTCTTCGGAAAGAAATAGCACCAGCAACAGGAGTGGTTTTAGCAGATGAACAAATTCCTGGAAGTGCCGGGCTTTTGCTTGCTGATTGGAAAGATTTATATCAATTTGGTGATGTTGTCAAGCCTCCTCTGAACTTTGATTACTTAATACAATTTCTTGATATATCAACAGAGCATTATGCTTGTTGTAAACAAAAGGCTACAGATGTTGCAGGATTAGGATATAAGATTATTCCTAAAGAAGAATTGGATAATCCTGATGAATCTCAGAAAGAGAGGCTACAAAAGTTTATTGATAACTGTAATCCTGAAATGTCTTTCACAGAAGTTCTTGAACGGTGTTGGGTTGATTTCGAAGCAGTGGGGAATCTTTATTTAGAACTTGTTAAGACAAGCAATGGATTACAAGCATTATATCATTTGCCTGCTCACACAATGAGAGTAAGCAAAGATAAGAACCTTGTCTTTCAGGTAAGGGGTTCAAGAAAGATTGTTTTTAAAAGATATGGTGTTACAGACAGTGTTGCAAAGCGTTTAATATTGGCAAAGAGAAAAAAGCTGAAAACAAAATTAAAGAAAGATATTGCTATAACTGAAACAAATCATGAAGTTATGCATATGGAGAATTACCATCCGCGTTCTAGTTATTATGGATTACCTGATTTCATTCCGGCAATAGGAGCTATATATGGAAGCTTGAGGGCTCAGACATATCAGCATGAGTTTTTTGAAAATGATGCTGTTCCTAGATATGCTATTGTGATTAGTGGTGGAGAAATAGATGAAACTGTTGTTGATGTTATTCAGGAATATTTTACCACGAAATTAAAAGAAGAACATCAGAGTGTCTTAGTTTTAGAATTACCCGATAAAGATATTACACTTAAGTTTGAAAAATTAGCTGATGATGTTAAAGAAGCATCATTTGTTGAATATAAAAAGGATAACCGGGATGAGGTTATAAGAGCTCATAGAGTACCACCTTTTAAGATAGGTATAATAGAATCAGCAAGTTTAGGTTCTGGTTCTGGTAGGGCTCAATATGAGAACTATAAATATTCTATTGTTCAACCTAGACAACAAAAATTAGCGAAGAGATTAAATGATATTTTTGCAAGTGAATTAGATATAACAGATTATCTGTTAGAGTTTAAAGAAGTTGATATATCAGATGAAAAGATGGATGCTGAAATTTCCCAGATATATCAGAAAATGGGAGCTATGTCTATTAATGAAATCAGAGGTAGAGCGGGTATAAGCTTTATTGATGATCCTGCAGCTGATGACTACTTCTTAATAACTAGTAGAGGACCTATTCCATTGGATAAACTTAGTACTTTTGATTTCAGTAATGATATGAAGACTGATGAGAAAGCTGATTTAGAGAATTCAATAGATTGGTTAAAAGAACAACTAACAGAAATTGCAAGGGAGAAGACGAGTGAATCTAACAATAAATAAGATTGAGGAGATAATTAAGACTTTAGATATTTTTAAAGTTAAATTATTTACTCCTTATCCTAATAAAAAACTTGTATTGGAAACATTTACTGTTATTTACAAGGAATATTTGAAATGGGATAAGTTCTTCTTTAATAGAGCAAATAAATTAAATGCTTTTAAAAGAATGTTTATAGATGCTCAGAAAATCATTAATAAATATAGAGAACCTACTGCTGATGAAGCTGAGGGTGAGAAATTGGTAGATAAATTGTTTCCAACACCAGATGCTTCTTTTGGTAGAAGCAATGTAGTTGATATGAGAAATACTTTATTTGTACAGAATGTTAAGGCATTTGAGGTCGGATCTAGACAAAGCCTAGCAGTTTTAATTGCACAGTTCCCAAAAGGGAGTATTGAAATAATTAATGGTGTTGAAAAGCGGGCATTTCATGGGATTGAATTACCAAAAGAGATTCAGATAAAAGATCCTGAGATTCTAAATGCTATTCTTGAACAAACAACTTTAACTAATTCTACAATATCCGGGAATGCTGTAGATAAGCTTAAGTGGAGAATGACTAGAAGTTTCTATGGTGAGGGCAAAGGTCCATTGGTAGTAGCAAAAGAAATAAAGAAAATCTTCAGGGAAGAATATAAAAATAGAGCAAGAACAATTGCACGGACTGAGGTCAAACGATATCAATCAGTTGCACACAATAACCTAATGCATAAATCAGGGTTACGTAAACATCAATGGATCACAGGAGGTCCAAACCCTTGTCCTATTTGTCAAGGACTTCATGCTCATACTGTTCTAGTGACTGGTTCGTTCCCAGGGGGCTTTGAACAGCCACCAGATCCACATCCTAACTGTAGTTGTAGTTTAAGACCAATAGTACCTAAGAAATTCGTACCTATGGATTTACCAGATGAGTTCTTTACATCTAATAATTTAAGACTATTAAAATCAAAAATTATAAAGGAGGCTGCATAATGGAATTGGAAGGAATAACACCCAGTGCATTGGAGAAAGTGTCTAATGATGAATTACTTTCTTTGCATTTAAAAACTCATCAATTATTTAAAGTGTGGAAGACTGATAATAAACCGGTTGAAGATCTAGTTAACATAGGTATGCTTGTTGCTTTAGAAATGAGTAATAGGAACTTAACACATACTAGAATTGACAAATTAGATGATTTGATTATTGAAACCAGTAAAGCAATGGAAGGAAAAATTATAGAAGCTTTAAATACTAGAGAACTATTAGGTAAGTCTTTTGCTAAAGTAAGGTCATTAAGCATAAAGAAACTATTGAATTTTGATAATGCTGATTCTATAGCAGCTAAACAGACTGATGAAATTATAGTAGGTAAGTTTTTTGTAATACCTTCTTCAACTGTAGGATTTAAACTAGAAGAACCACAGACAGTAGAGAACTTTCTAAAGTTTTTTAAAGGTGAGGATTTCCCTGTTTATTCAAGTAAAAGGTTTAATGTAGCCAATGCCGAAATACATAGATATGGAGATGAGGTAACAATTTTTCTGGCAAATGGTGAAAATGTTACTGAAAGATTACCTACATTAGTTAAAGAATTTAAAGAACTTCCTACTGATAAAACAGTTGTTCTTGCTAACCTTGAACAATGGGATGGAACAAATCAGTTACCACAAGAAGTAATTATAGATTATCTATATGGAGTAGAGCCTGTTGATGATTCAAGTATAGTAGCAAATGTCTATAATGTTGTCTATATGCATGGGAAAGATTTGCATACATTAGAAGAAGAGGAAAGACGGGTACATATGGATCACTTAGAGCTTAAGCAATCAACATGGGGAGCTCCTGATTTAAATATTAAATTCAATAGAGTACCGGATATGGTAGCAAATACTAAGAAAGAACTAGAGGAACAAACTAGAGAAATAGCAGCAAAGCCTACTTCTAAGGGTAGTATAGCCAGAAAACACAATGCAGTTTTAACACTTGATGGAATGGCTAAGGATCAAGGATGGGTTAGATTTAATAATACAGCTTTGTTAAATGGAATTATTTTTGAAAAACACATTCTAGATAGGCCGAATGGTTTCACATATGATTTTGCAATATCTCCGGGAAGACACAAAGTAAATCCTAATTTCATTGTAGAAGTTAAGAATGAACATTATGTAACGACTTCTCAAATCTATGCTACAAAGAAGGATTTAAATGTGGGGGATATTATAGAAGTTGAATATCAGACATTTAGTGTAAGAACCAATGAAGATAAGAATGTTTTTGTATCGGCTTGGTCCTCAAGGCTTATGAAGGAATCTACAGCTTCAAGACCTGATTCTATTGATGATGTAAAAACAAAAGCAAAGAAAGGTAGAGTACTTCAGGAAAAGGTAGAAACTCCAGATGGGGTTATTTTTAAAGCAATTGATGAATTTACTATAGATGCAGGTGAATTATTAAATGCTCTTGCTGATATGGTTCCAAGTTGTAAGATGTTAATCGAAAATGATATTAAGTTTAGAATGCTACCTATAAAAACAGAGAAACGTATTTTAAAGACTACATCTAAAGATACAATTGTTACATTTTTAAAGAGATTAAAGCTAACTCAGAATGAAGTACTGAAAACCATTAAGAAGAAGGATGGTGCAGAGTTATTTAAACGATTAAGAAAGATAGGTTGTTTCTCTACTGGACATGATGATGAAGTATTATTAAAACTAAAACAATTTTCTGATGGTGTTTATTTCAATGAAGATAATATTGAAAAGATTTTAAAGAACTATAATAATGAAGATACATTATTAATATCTTATACTGATAAAATAGATATTGAGACCTTGAATAAATTCAATGGTAACTTTATTTTATTCTCTGATACTCCAAGTAAATTTAAACAATTTCAGAAGTTTGTTGTCTATGATGATTTTAGAAAACGCAATGTGGCATTAATAACAAATTTTGATTTTGACTTGGTTCATAAACAGAATCCATTTCTGGAATATCCAAAGGAAGGTACAACTTCTAAATATACAGTACAACATCACTATAGAGGAAAGAGTGCGCATGCTGATTTCAGACTAGAGGGAGTTGGTAAAAAGTTTTTACTTGGATGGACATTAGCTGATTTGCTTCCGGGTAAGATTACTGAACCAGTCATAACTATGAACAAAGCAAAGCAACTAGATGAAAGTCCTAGCAATTGGAAGATAAACTGGAATACCGGTGAATTTAAAGAACGGAGAACAGCTGCTGGGAATGTTGTGCCAACACAGATAAGAGCTTTTAGAAAAGAAGTAGAGCCAAATGAGTGGTTGAATGTTGAGGGTGTAACAGAACCATTCCCTGCTCCTGGATCAACAAAGAAATACCCAGGTGTTTTCACAATCATAGATAAGGGTACTGTGGAATATGGTGCTCAGAAGGTTTCTTTCAATGAATACTTCTTGTCTAATGGGAATCTTAAGGGGAGATTGGTATTCAGATCATTGGTTAGAGATGAAGTAAAGAGTATTCTTAAGCGGAAAGACTTCATAGAGGTTATAAAAGAATTAAAGATAAGGCCTGATGCTCTGAATGTTCTAGTTGATAGACATCCTGTTTCAATAGATAGTGATTTAATGGGTGATGGAGACAATGAAGAAACAGGCATTAAAAAGATTGTGTTTGATAAAGAGCATATACTGAAGATACTTAAGGTACTACCACCATCAGAATCTGCCCCTAGTGAGCCAGAACAGGGGGTTTTGTGGACTTCTATACAACCTATTGACCAAGAACCCTATGTTCTAAGTAAAAGGGCTGTTGATCAAGGATGGATGCCATCTAAAGGCAATTCAGCTCTAGCTAAGAAGATTAAAGAGCAAATACCTAATGGGTTCCAGTACTGGGTAGAAGGTAGTAAAGCTATTAGAGATGAACTGGTAGGTGCAATTAAGAGAGGAGTTGTTGAAATTAACTATGATGTTATAGTTAAAAATGAAGTTATTAAGCTCTCAGAAGAGGATGCTAGATTTGTACTACAATATCGTTGGTGGAAAGGACCAATATCTGTAAGGAATGGTGCAAGTAAATGGTTCTATGATTTAAGAATTAATTTAGGGAAAGATAAAATGATTCATTATAGATTAAGCGATAATCCTATTGATGGTAGTACATCCGGACAACTCTTTTCTTTTGATGATAAAAAGCTAATGACCCTTGAAGGTAATGCAGAACCAGGCTCTAAATTAAATCCTACAAGAAACACAGCGGCAAGAGTTGATATTGTTGATAGTGGAGAAGTTGTTGTATTAGGAAACAAACGTGATCTAAAGAAGTTTGAATTTAAAGGTGATAATTTTAAAGGGTTGTTTGTAGCAAGAAAAGATTCCAGGGGAATTGAAACTAACATGTGGGAGTTCGATAAAATAATAGAACCTAAGATTGTTAAATTAAAGAAAAACCAAGATGCCATTATAAAAGGAATGGATAAGGCGCGTCAAATTATTTATGGTGTTGTGTTAACACCTAATTTTGAGGATGCTCAAGGTGATAGAATATCTGCTGAAGATGTTGAGTTAACAGCTCATAAATTTCTAGAGAAGTTTAACAAAGTTGGATTCATGCATACAAAAACAGCTGATGCTTCTGTAGTAGAATCTTATATAGCTCCTACTGATTTAATAATAAATGGGGAGAAGATAGAAAAGGGTTCATGGATATTGGTTGTACATGTTAAAGATAAAAAGATATGGAATAAAATCGTTGAGGGTAAACTGAGAAGTTTTTCTATAGGTGGATGGGGAAAGCGTGAAGATGTTAAAAAGAAAAAGAGATAATGCACTTGACATCCTTATTCACAAATATATAATTTAAATAGGAGGAATGCTAATGTCAAAGTTTAAGAAGCCACATCAGTTAACAGATATAACTACTCGCGAAGTGTCACTTGTCGACGAGGGTGCAAATTTAAAACATTTCTTTTTAATGAAACGCAAAAAAGTATTTTGTAAATGTGTTAAGTGCAAGAAATCTTTTGACTGGAATGCCCAACCTGAAGTTTCCATGCATGTTGTTAAATGTCCGTTTTGTAAATCAAAACTTATTATAAAAGTAGGTAAATCCAAAATAAAAGGAGGTGAAAAAGAAATGAAGGTAAAGAAAAAAGATGCAAAAATTAAAGAGGAAGAGAAAGAAGACGCCAAGAAAAAGAAGGAGGAAGCCGCTGAAGAAGAGGAAGAAGAGGACACTGAAGAAGCCGAAGGAACAAAGAAGGCTGAAGGTGACGAAAAAGAATCTTCTGAAGAGGATGATAAAAAGGAAGAAGAGAAAGAGGACGAAAAGGAAGAAGACAAGGAAGAAGATAAAGAGGAAGATGAAGAAAAGGATTCCGAAAAGAAAGAGGACGAAGATAAATCCGAGGAAGATGTTGCAAAGGTGAAGGAATTACTACCAGTACTTTCTAAAATGAAAGATACCATAGCTGGAATTCTTGGGCAGACTGCTTCAGAAGATGAAGACAAGACTGTAGCCGAGGTGGTTGATAGCATTGACAAAATGCTCGAGAAGCATGAGTCAGAGAAAGTCAACAAAGCTGGTAAGAAACTTTCTAAGGATACCGAAAAGACATTGAAGGGAATTCTTCAGAGTCTCAAAAGTATT